ATCAAAATAAGAAAAAGGTGATATGTAAGGTATCGACATTTCAGCAGAAGTGTCTTGAATATCTAGTTCAACATTAGGGGATGTAGTAATCTGACCCAAATTTAGATTATAAGCCGCTTGTTCTGCAGTATTTAAATGCCTCCAACCGGGGATGAAGTTTAATATTACCCTTCCCTGCTGGAATGGATTGGCATTAATAACCACTTTGATATTAAAAGTGGCTCTTATAAGGCCGTAACCGGCAATCTTCCTGTACCAAATCTGATAAGTGTTCAACAAACTTGAAATGGAAGCAGTATATTTCACCATGTTAACGGTATCTGTAAGCAGCAATTCACCTCCACCAAGCCTAACAGGTTTGGCAAGAAAGTCTGCTATCTCATTCCTATCATAAGGAATAGGTCCGTATGATCTTTCAATTTTAGACCTCGAAGACGCATCTACCACTGTGTTATTGTCAACAAAATTGGTAGAAGCAGCCTGAGTTGTATTGACGGTTGATTCAAGCATCGTATTTGCTGCAGGATTATCAACGGGCAAATTTTCAGAATGTGTATTTGTATTATTAGTATTTGAAGCAAGTCAATTTATTTCTCCAGAAAGAGAGACTTATTTCTTTCTGGATATCTTGGCCCTGGATAGCGGTGATTACCCTCCCCATCCTGGTAGTAAGGCTAAATAGCCCAGGGATTTTGATCGTTAGATCGACCTAGCAGTAATTTTCACCAAGAACTTTTATTTACTGGTAGGACAAGGTATGTTCACCTTGTAACGCACTGTCGTATGTGTTTTCCTCAATAACTTCTGGGAAATTTTCATACCACAGCTTTAAAATTTTTGGAGCATGAGCATTAAACACATCAGCTCCATGATATGCTAACTCTTTCATAACAGCTTTCACACGAAGTCGAAATTCCTCCGTGTTCCAGCCTTGTCGCACATGGTTCAAAGTTTCTTTAATAACATCTAGCTCAAGTGGCGGATAGACATGCACGCCCGCCTTGCGAAATCCTCTTTTCAAAAAGGATACCTGATCCAAATCTCTCAAAATATAAACTTTACCATCTTTCTTCTCATTAGTATAATCATAATCGAAAATGGCCTTCATACCTTCAGCAAATTTATCCTGTGTTAGATTACTAAACGCGTTGGGATTTATAGCTATGATATGGTCATCCCCGAAAGTAGTTAAATTCACGTTGTTGTAAATTGTTTGAATATCAAGATCCTGTTCAAGGTATCTTATAACTATCAACAACATGAAAATGTTTGCAATTGAATTGAAGACGGCTGTCATAGGTTGTCCTGATGGATTACCACCTAAAAACTCATAAACAACACCATTCCTAATGTGTAATGAATTGACAATCTCTAAAAACAAAATCCTTCTGGTATCTCGGTCCTCAACGGTGGAGTTGTAATAATACGCTTCAATAATATCCAACACAGCATAAGAAATGGCAATTGGAATCTTGGAATCATAAGCGGAATAATCTCCCGCAATAACCTTAGTATCTTGCCACTTATTTAGAAAATCGTACAACGATTTCCACTCCGTGTTAGGATCAATACCAACAGCTACACCATTAAAAATTTTTTTTGGCAAACGTGCCTGATGAAATCACCAAAGTACATCTTGTAGACAATCAACAATATCATGTCACATGCCATGAATTGACGAGTTTTACCCATCTCGACCTTTTCAATTGGCCTCTTCTCGTCTTTGAGATAATCGACAAACACATGTTGCGTTCGAATGCCATTCTTTGCTTTCATGATGCAGTTGTCCACCATCTCCCTAAGCTCTAAACATTCTTTTGTATCAAATTGTATTTTTCCATCTGTACCTAGCCAATACTGCTTTCCCTTCATCTTTGAGTCCAAATTAAAGGGATAACCGGGACTAGTGGATCTGGATACAGCATCCACATATTGGACACCATCAATTCCGGCTACTGCCTCCTCAAATTGAAAAACCCGTGGTTTCCAAGGCTCAGGCAAATGCCTTGTTAAAATCATTTGTTTAACAACAGGTTTCATCTCAGCAACAACATCTGCAGGAATGTATACCTCTTTGTGGATATACTTTTCTGCTGCCTTTTCAGCTGGATCTATCTTAACACCTTCATTGTTTACAAATGTCTTCAACATGGCTGGAGCCATAGTGACTGGCCACAACTTGCCGTAAAACGGACTAGGTTGTAGTTTGGATTTATTGGGCATGCGTGGTTGTCTAGATTTGCTCAACGCATTGAAGCCAGTCATTTCAACATTAAAATCGCACTCAATTTCTTCTTCAAGCAATGGACAATCCTCTTCCAAAGCTTCAAAAGCTTCGATAATATCTTCTCTGTGAATCGATACTCCTAAACAAGCTTTGGATAAGAAAACACTATTGCCTGATCCTGCAACATGAAAACCAAGAATACTCGGTCTACCAAACCTAGGATCACAAGAAATTAAAGGTGTTCCGCAATCACCAACACAAGTCGGCGCACTATAAGTGAGCTGCCGCGAGCAATAAGTCCTAACTTCGTCAACATAGTCGATTGAATCCCCAATCTTAACTACAGTGTTCATAGTTTGAAGCAACTCATTGCGCAATACTGGCATAATACATTCATAATTGTACCCATCAATAAACTTGTTTTTAAGAGGAAAGCATTCAACAATATTTGCATGCTCCCTACAAGTGCCTTTAGGTAATTTTATATAAACCCAATCTTCATTGTTCGACGGTTCAACTGATAAGCAATCATCCGACCAATCGAACTCAAAACAATGGTTTTTGGTCAGAGGGTTGCAGAAAGTCAACATAAGAGTTTCGTCTTCAGGCATTTTAGCCATCATATCGTCAAATGTAACGACATAATGATAAGGCATAATAAATGTGGTACCGCTTAAGAAAAGTGCGAAACCTCTGTGTTTACCATCGTCATTCAACGTTAAAGAATACAAATTGCGACGAAGCAATTTAACCATAAAGTCATGATTGGGAAAAGAAACTGGATTTGAAGTTGCTTGCAAATAGTAATCAGGATGCAAACCAGCCTTAACTTGTTCCCTTGTGAGAACTCTACTCCTAGCTTCTTTCACACTCTTACCAGATCTAGATCTATTATTGCTGCGTTTGATTGCACCTCTAGCTCTAGCCTTTCTAGCAGATTGCCTTGCATCTCTTACTTCCTTCTTAGATTTGTCATAATTCTGTTGGATTTTACTAGCATCCCATAAATGCAGCACTAGCCCGGCCATAACAGCTCCTGCACCACATATAACTGCATTGTTGGATAGAAACCGAAAGAAGGTTTTGGTAGATTCACTTGCTACTATCTTAAAATGAGAGAATTTCTCATCAACCAATTTACATGTATGATTGATAGCTTCCTTCAATCTTGACTCAGATGCTTCTTCCACCTGATCAAATTGCTCTTTGACCTTATCACTCAAATCAGTATCCATTTGGGGGACATACTTTCCCTTAATGAATCTATGGAATTTAAGCATATTATCGCCTTTGTTGTGAAGCTCAACGTACCTTTTGGAACAGTAATTAATGAACTCATCAAAATTCCAAGTTTTGGCTGCATCCTTGATGCACCCTTTACTAAAATCCCACTCTATAAATTCAATTGCATCACATACTGCAAATGTTTCTGGATCCTCAGGATCAAAGGGATACACTTGTCTCAATTTATCCATGTCCAGTCGCCTTACGTTGGGAGATTCAGCGAAAGGATCCTTGCAGAATTCCAATTTTGGAACCTGTATAACCGCAACGTCAAATCTACGAATAACTGCCTCATTAGACACAATGGAATCAAAGTGCAACTTAAACCTGTTTGTTGTTCCGTAAATCAAATTTGGGACAGCATAGTGCTTACTCTTATCAACTATGGATGAAAAGTGCAAATGAGCAGGTGCTGTATTTTTAAGGCGTATCCACTCAAAGGCGTCTGGATTGGGTGACCCAGATGTATCTCTTCTTTGACCGAAATCGTCATAAACAATGATTTTCTGCTTGTTTTTGTAACCATCCCAAAACTCATTCTCGTTGGCTCTGTAGAAAATAAGCTCATTGTGGTTTTCCATAAAGGTCTCCAAATCATTGCCTTTCAGAACCTTTGCCATCAATGCTAGCAGAACAGGCATAGTAAAAGTTGATTTGCCTACACCGGACGGTCCACAAATCATGATAGTCAAGGGTTCAGTACGTGGGCCGTTATTTGGATTGATGTTTGTATCACAATAGGACAAAATAGGTCTCAGGCAAGACAATAAATAACTGCAACTGTCTCTAACCTTCATCTCTTGTGTCGATCTCATTATAAGTTCAACCTCCTCACGCAGTACATAAGCACATTGAGCAAAATCGTAATCACTAATGATACCGTTTGACATTTCCTTTCTCAACTTATACAAAGTTGCATAACATTTGTCAATAGGATCTGTGCTGTTCAAAAATAAAGGCAAATCAGTTCCCAATGCATTGTTGATAGCAAGAACAATAGTCCTAAAGATGTCAATACAAACTTCTGTCATACTGGAAATATCTTTCTTAGTAGATGATATCTTTCCAAACATAGAGACGAGCCTAAGATAATCT